AGCCAAGACGGATGCCTTGCGCGTTCCATTCCATCATCATGGCGTCCAAGCGTCGGAGAGCGCCCTCAAGCTGTTCAGGCGAGAGATCGAAGACGTAATCTGCCAGCCCTATTTCCTCAAAGGCCGCAGTCACGAATTGTCTTTTCGTGTATCCCATGATTACCTTCCAGAATGCTGCATAAGATACATCGCGGCGGGTGACATACCCTCTGGCCGTTGTTCTTCTTGCATTTCGTTTGGATTGAATCCGATCTGGCTCCAATATTGCGGATATAATTGCGCAAACTTTTCCGCCATTTCAGGCGTTTCAAATCGCACAATGTTCCTGCGCCGCAAAGCCTCATCAAAGGCGCTCTGCCCGTAATCTCGCAACTGTCCCGTTTCGTCTAGCATCAGGCGCGGATACACAATGGTTCCGTTTTCGGTGTTCATATATTCCAGCTTTTGACCCATCGGATCTCGCGGACGCTGCATTTCTGGATTCTTGAACGGAAACAATATGTCTCTGACAAATGGCGTAGCACTGTTGTCACGCAAAATGCGCTCGACACCAAACTCACGATAGGCTTCGTCCAGTGTCCTATTGGGGTTGGTGTCTACCTGCGACATTCAGTCCTCCAGCTTTGCAGCGATGCGCTCGGCAAGCTTCTTATCAGATGTTCGCGCATTAAACGAGACGCCAAGTTCTTTCGCCTTGGTCTCCAGTTCATCGCGGGTCGGATCTGAAACTTCGTCGATAGCGTCATCAAACGCTTCAGCGGCTTCGATAACCTTTGCGGCTTTCTTGACCGCAGCGGCTTCTTCATAAGATGCGAACCAGCCTTTGGCGATCAACGCATCAAATTCTGCCTTATCAGCAGCGCCTTCAGTGTCATATGTTCCGCCACCGGGCTTTCTGAATGGGCCGGGCGTGCGATACATGATCGTTGGAAAGTCAGTCATTTCTTTTTCCGCTTCGGTGCCTTGCTGGGCTTGCCTGCTTTCATTGCCGCATCACGGGCAACGTTAAGAGCAATGGCGATGGCTTGCTTTTTCGGGCGTCCAGCCTTTTCTTCCATCTTGATGTTCTTGCCGATGCTTGATCGGCTGTAACCTTTTTTCAACGGCATCTCATTTGCTCCTTAAGGAAAGTCGGGGAGGGTGACTTCCAAACCCTCCCCGACCTATCATTAGACCTGATTGAAAATCAGAACACCGCACTGTTCGGGGTTCGTCATCACAACGCCGTAGAGCGTATCCAGCGTGTAAAGCGTCTGGAAGGTCAACGGGTCAAACCGCTTGGTCATGACCAGTTCGATGCCCTGATCGGTCGATGCACGCAGAACGTCTGCGCCAGCGCCATCAGGAACAGCATAACGGCCAGGAAGCAGTTCGATGCTGTCCTTGCGCCAGAACGGGTTGATGCTGGTCGCACGGTTGTTCAGCAGGTTGATTGCTGCCGTTGCCGAGGTCGAAGCAACAAACACGTTCTGATACTGAAGTTCAGCATCAGTCGGTGAGGAGTTCGCACCGATCATCGGGGGGCTGATAACCATCGAGGTGCCATCGACAACCGAGATAACGCGGAAGGTCTTAAGCTGACCCGTGCTGCGCTTGGTGATCTGATGGACAGCCTGAATGCCGTCAATCGTGAACATGTCGCCAGCAGTGATGCCGGTTGTCGAAGAGACAGTGACAGTCTGATAGCGGTTGTCAACGTTGAGGACGCCAGCGGTCGAGGTCGTTGTTGCACGCGGAACAAAGCGAACCTGAGCGCCGTTGGTGGCGATGGTACGGCTTGCCGAAGCAGCAACGCAACGGTTGGCATAATCAAGCTTGTAGGTCTCGAAGCCAGCGACGGGGCCGACATACGAACGCTCGTAAGCATTAGCCGACTTGTTGCCGGTGAACGAACGAGTCGATGCAGCCAAGTTGCCAGCCATGCCGTTGTAATCGCGGCTCGACAGTGCGAGATAGCGATCTTCCGACATTACGCCCTGCTCGTTCATGATGCTATCGCACAGAGCAATGTCATCATAATCGCCAGGAGCGCCGACGATGGGAACGACCAGCGTACCCTGTGCCGAAGCAACGTCCATAACCGAAAGGTTAATGTCCGAAGCAAGCTTCTGCTTTGCAGCATCGCCCAGACGGCCTTCCTGAAGCGCATCGCGCAACTGGAGCGAGTTCATCTGCCAAGCAGAACACTTGCTGAAGCCAAGGGTCGAAGGAACCGAAAGCTGCGTCATCGTCGAAACGTTCGAAGCAATGGTGCTGCCGACAGTACGGTTAAACGACTCAGCGATGTAGGGCATCGGACGCCAGATGGTGTCACGTGCGCGTTCCATCGTTACGCCGTTGGTGTTGTAGATGCTGATGTTCTTCGAAAGAATCAGCGCGTCATTGAAGCCTTCGAGGATGTCCTCAAACGCAACAATTTCCTCTTTAGAAAATGCGTTCATTGAAAATTACTCCAAATCAGTTTCGTTTGCTTCGCTTGTAAGCCATGACCTTGGACATATCGCCGGTCTTCAAAGCTTCTTCGCGCAAGCGGTCTAGGACGGAATCCACACTGCCTGAAATGCGTCCACCGCCACTGGTGATGGTGCGTTCAGGTGATGCGGCTGCTTTACGGTTAGTTACTTTCAACTGAGTCTCCAGTTTCGCTACCGCAAAGGCGAACTTCACGGGGTCAGTAATGGAAGAAAGTTCCTTGGCCTTAGCTGCGTTCTTGCCAATTGCGTAAACGAGCAAAGCTGGATTGTCGGAGCCTTGAAGCACAATCCCCTGCTGCGTGACGCTGAAGGTATCCAGAGCCGTAGCTTCTGCATCTTCATAATCGCGCACCCTGAGAGTGGCTTTGGCCTTTTCATAGTCTTCAAGCTTCTTCTGCCAGGCTGCGGACTCTGCCTCTTGGGCTTCTCGCTGGCTGGCTTCAGCTAGATCGGCTTCGCGCTTGCGCTCATACCAATTAGCTAGTTCTTGCTCAAAAACGTCTGAATCGTAATCGCATCCTTCGAGCGTAGGCTTTGCACCCAATACGACCGGCTTGTTCTCAGTCGCACTTGTGGTCAGCTTGGCTTCGAGTTCACGGATACGCTTATCCTTTTCCCGATTTGCCTTTCGCAATTCGCGCACCCATGCAGGCGCTTTGGTTTCTTCCTGTTGAGGCGGCGCTTCCTCACCAATGGAAATTATGACTTCATCTTCATCTTCAGTCTCAACATCGTCAGCGGCGGTATCGGTCTCACCAGCGTCAAATGTCTCCTGTTCAATTTCGATGACTTCATCAATCTCCGTGTCTGCCATATTCATAAGTTACCCCATTAACTCATCCGAATTGCGCGGCGGATGGAACCGCATTCATTTGTGGCTGGAGTGCAGCCCCAATCTTTTCAGCAGTCTCGATAGCCGACTTGCGCTGGTCAATGTCGATGTTCGAGATGGTCTCTGCCGTCTTGGCGCGGGTTTCTTCCGTGCGCGCCAAGCTATATTCTGTATCGGCCTGAGCCTTCAGTGCCAAAGCCTGAGCCTTTTCAGCCTCGGCCATCAGGAACATTGACTGCGGGTCAGGCTGTTGTCCCTGGGCCATCATTGCTTCCATCATCTGCTGCTGTTCTTCTTCGGTTGGCTTCACAACACCCATCTGAACAAGCTTCTTGCGGAAGAAGTCCTTAATGTCAGAGATGCCTTCGCCGTCCATGTTCATAATCGCCATGGACTGAAGGATCATCTGTGTTTCAGGATCGGACGTTACCTGCATCATACCAGTGAGCGAACGAACGGTGGCTTCGCGGCGGCTGGTGAACGACGGGCCAACGTCTACCGATACGTCAAAGTTGGCGCGGCTTAGATCATTCTCATAAACCAATTCGCCAGTTTCAGCGTCGATGGTCGGCTTCATCATCTCGATGGATTCAACCTGTTCCATCGCGCCGATTGACTTCATCTTACGCCCTTCTTCGACGTAAATGTCTTTTGCCATCGAAAGCCATATCTCACCGCAGCGGCGCATAGCCTTCGCCATGTTGGTCATGTAGATGAATGACTGCATATCCAAGCGGGTCTGGATCATCTCAACGGCTTTACCGCTGATGTTGCTCACCATCTTATCGGCTTGCTGGTTGTTGCCCAGAATCTCCGCCATATCTTGCTCGGTGATCTGCAAGAGCGCAGCCATGGCCGGGGGAATGTCGGAAGACTTGGTGTAAGCAACAGGGCCAGCGGCTTGTGTCTCGCCATTTGGTCCAGTGATCGGATTTACCAGCAGATACGGATAATTGCGGATATTATCCTCGGCCCACATCATCTGATGACCAACGACCTGCTCTGGAAGGAGGATCGGCTTTTCAACGGATGAAAGCGCACTGATCTCACCCAGCTTTGAAAGCTGCATATTCTTCAGGCGCTGCGGATCTTTGGCTAGGCGAACATGGCCCATGCAACGTTCAACGTTATCGACGAACCAACGCTTGCCGTAATAGGGAACGATCGGAATGTTCTTGCCAGCGATGTAACCCTGATCTTCAAGGATGCCGCCGCCGCTCATGATGTATTTGTGGACGCGCCGACGCTTTACCCGCTTCTGGCGAACCTCGATGGTGCCAACAGCCAAGAGCGTTTCTTCAAGCGTTTCGTCTGCGTCAAAGTCTGCCTGCGTGTAGCGTTCTTCCTCGCCAGTGATGGTCTGGAATATGCGGATTGTCTCGCGCACTTCTTCAACGCGGTAATATTCCGCAACGAACACAACGTCGGGCGAATCCCAATCGAATTCGTATTGCTGGATCTCTTTCGGCCATGTTGTCGGATCGTCATTCCATTCGGCCATGTAGGCTTCGCGGGTCATGGAAAAGAGGACGAAGCAGTATTTAGCGTCCGACTTGTCCTGGCGCTTTGCGTCTAGATCGAAGAATACACTGCTGTCAGCGTCATAGATCGGTTCAAAGCGGATGCGCTGCTTTTCATTCTCATCGTCTTCATCGTCTTCATAGACGGTACGCAGACGCCATGCACCGAAGCCACCGCCAACACCTTCCTCGAAAGCATTGTCGAAAGCTTCATCTGCAACGCTGTCCTGTTCGTCAGCGCGATAGAGGCCGTTGCAAGTCTCAGCCAGCTTGTCGTTGTTGCTTCCGTCCTTGGATACGAAGTCAACGCCGATGCGGTTGTTGCGGTATTCGTTGATGATACGAATGACGCTCAGGTGAACCTTGTTTACCTCAAAGCGCGGCTTGTTCTCGAACTGCTCACCGATGGGGCCTTCCCATTGTGCGCCAGCGAGTGAATAGAAACGGCGGTCTTGAAGGCACTGAAGCCTTTCG